GGAGGCCACGTCAATCATCTCATTGGACAGGTAATAATAGTTGGACTGATGAGATATATCTAGGACCTATGAGTAAACACAATACCGGTGGTAATATTGGATTTTGTAATGATAATTGGGAGTGTTGTCCTGGTTCAGGTCAGAGTGCTCAGGATTGTTGCGATATAACTGGAACTTGTGATTTAGATTGTAACGGTGAATCTCTCAGGGTATGTTTGACTGAACAAGAATGTGAAGAGCAGTGGGGTCACTTTAATCCTTGTTGGTGGAATTACAGTTGGCAAGACTCCGGTGGTGGAGAGGACTATGCATACTTTTCTTGTCCATATCAATGTCCATCTCATGATTGTAATTGTGTAGATTATAATTGTTCAAGTGTGTACCTTGAACCTGGAGGAGATTTGTGGAATTATTATGACCAAGAGTGGACTTGGACTACACAGGACGGCCAAGCTCCAGAAACTTCTCCACAATGTCTTTTACATGGGGATCTGTGTGATAGAACAAATAATGAAGGTAGTCAGACACCACCTTGTTGTAGTGGTTTCGAGTGTCATGAAGATACAGGTAAATGTGTATCTATTCTGTAATGTACAAATACAGATCAGGGGAGTGTATATAAAACTCCACAAGAAGATCCTAAATATAAAGAACGATGTGAAGGTGCGAACATAAAATCATCATATTAATATTTTTCTTCTATATTTATTTATAGGAGAATATTATAATGGCAATAAAACCAATCACAGATACAACAAATGTTGATAAAAAAACGGTGGATAGAGAAACACAAACATCACAACGAACATGGAGTAGTGGTGGTAATGAATCTGTATCTATTCAACCAGGTTCTGATTTAAGTCAGCAATATTCAATAACTCTTAAAGATATTGATACTGTAATAATGACTCATGTTAAAAATGTAATAAAACCAATAGTTAAAGAATCAAATGAAAGAGTTAAAGTTCCTGTAATGTATGGAAATGAAGAACGATGGAAATCGGTTAGAAAACGGGGTACAATGAGGGATAAAAATAATGCACTTATTCTTCCATTGATTATGTTAAAAAGAACTTCTGTAGAAAAGAGTGACATGATACCTGGTTATGAACATGATATTAGAAGAAAATATACAGAAATAGTTAGAAATACAACTTGGTCTAAAGATAATAGATATACTAGATTTGCAGTTCAAACTGGTGAATTACCACCGTATGAACAATTGGTTACAACTATACCTAACTTTGTAAATATAACATATGAATTTGTATTATGGACAAATTTTATAGAACAAATGAACCCATTAGTTGAAACTTTTATGGAACATGATAAAACTTATTGGGGTGATATAGATACTTATAGATTTATTTCTACATTAGATTCAGTAAGTGATGCTTCTGAAATGAATCAAGACGGTGAAAGATTTATTAAATCTACCTTTTCAATTATATCAAAAGCTTATTTATTACCAGAAGAAACAAATTCAATTGTTACTGGTAAAATGAACCAAGTTCAAAAAAGGATTACACCAACAAAGGTTATTTTCGGTTTTGAAGGTAATCCAACCGATGAACAATTAGGAAAATAAATTTAATGTTTTTATAATTTATATATATTTATATATGAAACTTTTCAATAATTAATAAGAGGTTATAACATGGCAGATAAAGAAGTAAAATTCACAGAAGATGAAATGAAACAACTTAATACCTTACAGCAAGGTTATGTAAATATACAAAATGCTTTAGGTCAATTAAGTGTTTCTCGTATTAGATTAAATCAACAATTTGATGATTTAGATACAGCAGAAGATAATGTTAGAGTTCAGTTTACTGAAAATCAAACTAACGAAAGAGATTTTGTTGATACAATCAATAAAAAATATGGTGATGGTAATTTAGATTTAACTAGTGGTGTATTTACACCGAAACCAACCGAAGAAACTCCAGATAAAACTTTATAATTTATTAAATTAATTTATCGTTTGAGATATTTTTCATATATTTATATATGATTGATAATTTATGCGCAAATCAATCTAAATTTTAAAATTTACAATCCTATAGGAGATTCCAAATGGCCGAAAAAATCGTATCCCCCGGTGTATTTACAAAAGAAATAGACGTTTCATTTTTACCATCAGCGATTGGTGATATTGGAGCGGTAGTAATAGGACCTACTGTTAAAGGACCAGCAATGATTCCAACAGTAGTGACTTCTTATTCAGAATACCAAACAAGGTTTGGTGATGTATTTAAAAGTGGTTCAAATAGTTATACCTATTTAACATCACTTACAGCTCAACAATATTTAAAACATAGTGGTAAACTAACCGTAGTTAGAATACTTGATGGTTCTTTTGGTGGTGCGAGTGCGGCCATACCATCCGGTAGTGGTAAACAGAATACTGGTAGTGCAATGCCTGGTCGGTTAGTTGATATTGCCGAATCCAGTTATTCTTCATTTACATTAAATACTATCGATGATGGTGCAATTATGAATAATACAGGTTCAATTGGTCAATCAAATGGTTTATTAAAGAACAGTGGTTCAGTAGATAATGTAAGATGGGAAATTGGTAGCGTAAATCCAGCAAAAGGTACATTTTCTCTTTTAATTAGACGTGGTGATGATACTCATAAAAGAAAACAGATTCTTGAAACTTGGAACAATGTTTCTTTGGATCCAAACTCAAATAATTATATTGCTAAGATGGTTGGTGATTCACAGGCATCAATAACAGATTCTGGAACTTCCGACCCCTTTATACAATATACAGGTAATTACCCAAATAAATCAAAGTATGTTTATGTATCGGGTGTAAGAGACACGATAGATTATCTTGATGAAAATGGAGAAGTCAGAGATAACGCGGCTTCAGCTTCATTACCAGGTCTTAGTAGTGGTTCATTTGATGGTTCATTTAGTAGTGGTACAAATGGTGTTGCTGGTTTTGATTCAGTAGGTAAAATTGTAACTTCATCTGGCGCTGTAGGAACAAGTACAGGTTATAATTTTTATAAAGATATTAATGCTACTAATTCACAAGGATTTCCATTACAATCAATAACTTCTAATGATGGTGGTTCTGCTTACATGGATGCACTTAATTTATTATCAAATGCAGATGAATATGATATTAACTTAATGTTAGTTCCAGGTATTATTGATAGATTAGGAGGAGCACATACTGGAATTATAACAAAGGCTATTGATGTTTGTGAGGCTAGAGGTGATTGTTTCCTTATTTATGATGTAGTAGAACACGGTACAACTGCTTTAGCAGCCGTTACGGATAAGGCAAAACTAAGAGATTCAAATTATGCCGCAACTTATTGGCCTTGGGTACAAATAAGTGATGCTAATACAGGACAGTATCAATTTGTACCACCCTCAACAGTGTTGGCTGGAATTTATGCCTTCAACGACAAAATAGCAGCTCCCTGGTTCGCACCTGCTGGTTTGAATCGTGGTGGGTTGGATACAGTAATTCAAGCAGAACGTAAATTAACACATGCTAATCGTGACACATTGTATGAATCAAATGTTAATCCAATTGCTACATTCCCAGGTCAGGGAGTTGTAGTTTGGGGTCAAAAAACATTACAGAAGAAATCTTCAGCTCTTGATAGAGTGAATGTAAGACGTTTGATGATTAAAGTGAAGAAATTCATTGCTGCTTCTTCGAGATTCCTTGTATTTGAACAAAATAATGCATCTACAAGACAAAGATTCTTGAATATAGCCAATCCTTATCTTGAACAAGTTCAAGCTCAAAGTGGTTTAAACGCTTTCAGGGTGGTAATGGATGAATCAAATAATACTCCAGATATTGTAGATAGAAATATCTTATATGGACAGATATTCTTACAACCTACAAAAACTGCTGAGTTTATAGTATTAGATTTTACAATTCAACCAACTGGGGCTTCATTTCCAGAATAATATATAATTAGGAGAAATTAGAATGGCAGAAAAGATAGTATCCCCAGGAGTATTTACAAAAGAAATTGATGCATCGTTTTTACCAGCAGTGATTGGTGATATTGGAGCAGTTGTAATTGGACCTACAGTTAAAGGTCCAGCTTTAGTTCCAACAGTTGTATCATCATATTCAGAATATCAAGCAAGATTCGGTGATGTGTTTAAAAGTGGTAGTGGTTATTATCAATATTTAACATCTATGACTGCTAGGAATTATTTAAAACATTCTGGAAAAATGACTGTTGTTAGAATAATGGGTTCTGGGTATTCTCATGCAAGTGCAACAATTTCTTCATCTATTGATACTTCTATTGTAGGTGGTGGTACAAGACATACCGGAAGTATAACTTTAGTTACAAAGTCTGATTTTAATACCGGTTCTGGTGAATGGAAAAGTAAATTAGGATTTTCAGCATCATTTGCTCCAAGTGATAGTGGTGGTTCAGTTACCTTTATAATTACAGGTTCTAAAGGTACAGATACTTCTACTACAGTATACGTTCAATCTGGATCAACAGTTACAAATACAGCCCTTCATCTTAAAAATGCAATTAATAGTGGGAGTGGTACTCATAGGTTAGGGGAATTTTTAAGTGCCAGT